TGCAGGGGTGACATGCCCATGGCGCTGGTGACGGCGATATCCTGGAACTGGGCGGCTATGTTGGCGGTGGCAAATTGGCCTTCGCCATTGCCACGCGCCGCTGCAGCGCCCACGGCAGCATTGCGCTGCTTGGCCTCGGTGTTGCCGTTGATGGCGGCGACCGCTTGGGAGTAGGCAGTGCCTTCCCGCGCGATCGCCTGGCTCATCTCCCGCGAGCTGATGGCACCGAGTTGGTGGGCGCGGCGGATACCCGCCAGTTGCGCCTGATGGCGCTGCTCGGCAGCAAACAGCGGATTGTACCGTGCCCGCATTTCATCAAGCGCGCGGCCATAGGCGGCAATGTCCTCGCCCCGGCCGGCGCTGTTGAAGTCGTCGCGCGGGTTGAGCGCAGAACCGATGCCGCTGGCACTGGCCGCAGCGGTGCGTTGCCGCTGGTCGGCCATGCGCTGCATCGCCGTGGCAGCATTGACGGCTGCCTTTTCGATCGACTGGAATTCGCCGCGGATATCATTGGCGGCCGGCGACACGCTGCCGCCGTCGAGGGTGAACTTTGCCGAAATGACGAAGGGGCCGGCCATCAGCGCGCGACCTCGGCGAAGGCCGACATGGCGGCGTCTTCCATTGCCACCAGGTCGGCGAACAGATTCCCATCGGCATCGTCGATGGCACGCCGGCGCATGAAGACGTCAACGCCCTGGTAGTCGAGCCCCAGCCAGATCATCACGCCGGACATGCCGGCAGAGATGACGCGCCACTGGCTCTGGACCGCCAGGAACAGCTCCAGCGAAGCGGCATTGATGTCCCATACCTCAAACACGTCTTCGTTCTGCTTTCTCGGCTTGGCTGTGAAACCCAGTGCGGCGAACCCGGCCACGTCGATCGGCGCGGGCTTGGTCCGGTCGGTCTTGCCCTGCAGCGCATGGACCCAGGCGCGCGCTGCAGCCCTTAGTTTCCCTGCTCGGCCGCCCGGCCCTGGAGCGATCGCCGATAGGCGCCATAGACGCCGATGCGGAACCACGAATGCTGCATGGCCTGCAGGAGCGCCTCGCGGGAGAAGGGAACCGGGGTCTTGCCGTCTTCGCCCACCACCTGGTCATCCCAGCCGCGGGCAACAGCGAGCAGCAGGTCGTCCTGGCGGTTCGCCTGCTGGTCGGCCGGCAGCGCCGCGATCTCGGCGTCGAGGCGCTTGCCCTCATCGAGCGGCAGCGCACGAAATGTCATGGTGAACTGCTGCTCGATGACGCCCCCAGCCTTGTCCGGGTCGGGAATGCTGACCGTCACCGGCCAGGGATAGAGGTGCTCGCGGGTAAGAACGAATTTCATCGGTGTGACGCCTTGTTGAAGGGCTCTTGAAGAGCGGGTTAGCGGAAGGTCAGCACGAACTCGTCGTTGCCGGCATCGGGCGTGAGCATGAGCGGCAGCGAGTAGTTGGCGATGCCCTGGGTGGCGCCCTGGGTGACGCGGCCGATCTGGACGGCCGGCGCTTCGATATCGACGATATTGCCGGCGACAGTGCCGTGCTGGATGTCGAGCGCGCCCTTGGTGTGGGTCTTGGACAGATCGAACCAGTTCTTGGTCGCAAGGGTTGTGGCCTGCACCACGGCCGTCCCGGTGGACTTGCGCCCGGTAATCTTCATGCTCTCCTCGCCGATGAGGAAGCGCGGCTCGACAGCCGCTGCCAGGTCGATCGAGATGCTCTCGGCAATCGCGCTCCAGCCAAACAGCGACATCGTCGTGTTGGCCTTGTTGACCGGCACCGGGTCAATGAAGGCGTCGAGGTCGACCGTGGGCAGCGCCGTGTCCGTGATGGTTCCGGACAGCCCCTTGAAGTCGAAGCTGAGGCGCGGGATCTGGGATGGCACCAGCGACAGCGAGAAGCTGCCACGGCAACCGAGCAGGATGTGCCGCACGCCGTCGAGGTTATAGTGGATGCTGGCAGCTTCGAAGGCCCCCGAGATCGGGTTGTACTGGGCGTCGGTGTCGGCGGTAAGCACCTCTGCCATGCCGCAGGCTCGCAGCAGCGGACCGAAGGCGGGCGCCGTGCCGGCATCGCCTGACCCGGCCAGCTCGACCGAGCCCTGCAGCGTGCCATGGGTGCCCGTCAGGATGACGCCCTGATGCCCCATATAGGGCAGCAGCAGGTCGCGGGACACTTCCCCCCCGGCCATGGGGTTCACAGTGACGTCGTTGAACTGCATCGCATTGAGCAGGCCGGTGGGGGTGGCGTCGGTGCCATAGTCGGCCTCGATCTTGACCAGGGCCGCCATGTTGACGAGGAAACGGGGTGTGCTTTCGGCCATGGCTTAGTTTCCTTCCTGGACGGGTTCGGCTGCAGGCTGGGTGGCGGGCGGGTTGGGGCGCAGCTCGCCCGTCTGCTTGTCACGGGTGGAGCTGCCGCCCGTGGCGGGCAGGATGCGGCGATCGGGCGCCGGGGTCGGCTTGGCCTTGGCCATCAGGTGGTCTCCTTGAGGTAGATCGGCGCGGAAAAGGTGTCGGCGAACCACACCACCCCATCCACGGCCTCAATGACGGCGCCGCGGATATGGGTGATCGGATCGACCATGTCGGACGGCTTGAAGCCGAGCACCTGGCCACGGCCGAACGTCTTGATGTCTTCGAGCGGGTCGGCCACGTCGCCGCCATCGGCGTCGCCGGCATGCTCGACCACATAGACCAGCACCAGGTCGCGCTCGCTGCGCTGGCGCACCTTGCCGGTCATGCGCTCATTGTCGGCCGTGACCTCTTCGGCGAAAAAGGCATAGACGCATGGCAGGGTGACGCTCGGCCGGTCCTTGACCTGGGCATAGGAAGTCGCGCCCAGGGCGGCGGAGAATGGCGTGCCCGCAACGAGCAGCCGGGCCTTGACCTCTGGAATGGTGCTCACTGGCCAGCCTCCTCGCGCAGGTAGTCTTCAATGATCGCTGGCACCTCCGCCTGGTCGTAGGCACTGATGCCCAGGAACGGCCGTGCCGGCAGGGTGACGGAATAGCCCCTGATGGCGACCAGGCGGTTTTCGGCGCCCTTGGAGCCTGCCCGCACGAAGCGGTTGCCCTTGCGGCGGATGTTCTTGAGATTGACGCTGCCGCTGCGGGCCGGGATGGCGATCGTGGCGCCGAGCTGGTGCGGCCGGGCATAGGCAAGGTTGCTGCCCCATTCCACGCCGTCCGGCAGCACGTTGTAAGATACCGACTGCTGCAGCCGCAGGCTCAGCCGCAGGATATGGTCAAAACCGCGACGACGATTGCTCCGCCCGACGCGTGACGCGGCATAGCGCGGCGACAGCGGTGCCCACTTGCGGCCGTCCGGCGCCGTCTCGGTCTCGAAGTTGCGAAGGGTCGACGCGATGAAGTGCGCGCCGATCCGGTGGTAGGCGCCGGCCGGGTTGGCAGCAGCGCGCTCCAGTCGATCGAGCGCCTCAAGCGCGTCATTGTCCCGCAGGTTGTGGGAAACGCCGGTCATCAAAAGCCTCCCATCCGGTCGCGGGTGAAGATGCGGGCGGGGCCGCTGGTCTTGATCTGGCCGCCGCCGGCCGGCGCGATGATCTCGCCGGCGCCCTCGATGACGACGTCGCCCTGGGAAACGGACTTCAGCCAGGCCTTGGCGTCGTTGAATGCCATGCGGGCCGGATGATCCTTGCCGGCGGCATCGCCGTGCAGCAGGAACCATGTGATGTCGATCGCATAGGTCTTGAGCACCGGCGGGACATCAACGGTCAGCGGGAGCGCATACCTCTTGGCCAGGTAGGAGTTGATCAGCGAGACCGCGTCGGCGATGCGCTCGCTGACCGTCACCGCGTTGATCGTGGTGGCGGGCTTGTTCACGCGATCGGTGAGCTGGATCAGCTTGGTGGCGCCGAAGCGGTCGACCAGGTCCTGCTGGCTGCAATAGGTCACAGGAAGCCCCCGATCCATTCGACCAGGTCCCATAGCCCGCCCACCGCCAGCCCACCGACCGCAGCCACCACCAGGGACGGCCGCACGATATCCTTCACGGTTGCCCGCTCGACGGCGCCAAAGCCGCGGGCGATAGCATCAAGAAACATCATGCATGCAGCAGCGAGAACGAAGATGCAGGCGAAGGCGACCAGGATCACGATCATGGTCAGCCGCCAAACAGAGGTGCGAGCAGCGACCCGATGCCGACCACGATGACGGCGCCGACAAAAGCCATGGCTGCGACCGCGGCCAGGGCCATCCACACTGCATCGCCGGACCGGCCGCCGCCCATGGCATGGGCGAAGCTGGTGATCCAGAAGACGGGAACGATGGCGAGGGCGGCGATGATGCTGAAGGCGATCAGGAAGACCATGGTTGGGTTGCTCGCGCTTTCCTTTGAAGGGTGTCCCGGCGCTAGGAGCGTCAGCCTGGCGCCGGGTTTTCGCCGAGCACGGTGTGTTGAGTACCGGCGACGGCAAACTTGGTGGGGCCGACTACTCGCTCGGAGCTGGCGCCTCGGGAGGATGATCGGCGGCGGCGCCCGACTTCGTCAGCGCGGTAAAGGTGTCCTTGTCGACCCGGAGCGGCTCGCCGATCGGCTGCTCGGCGCCGTCGAAGCGGATAACAGTCAGCGGCCACACGGTCTCGGTGCGGGTGACGGTGCGTTCGAGCTCGACGAGCTGCGCGTCCATCCGGATTTGCCATCTGGACCGCCGCCTGGATTCGGGAGCGCTCGTTGGCGACGAAAGGCCAACGCCTCGGCGGGATCGGTCGAAGCGGTGGTCAGGACGCGCTCTGGTGACCACTGCCGAGGGCTTCGACAGCGCTGTTGCCGCGCTGCGGGAGATCGGCGGCGTCGAGCACCACGCGCGCGCCACCGTCCGCCTTGACATCCATGTAAAGGCCAAACTGGGGGGCGGACCCACCCTCGGTCTCGCTGGAAGCGATCGCCTCGTCATCGTCGTCGTCCTTTTCCAGATCGTTGGCGAGGTCATGGAAATCGAGATCAGGAAGATCCGGCGCGCCCGCAACCGCGCCGGTTTCGAGGGGCGCATCATTGGCGGTCCCCTCTCCAGGGCCTTGGCCGGTGAGCTGAGGCGTTGGGGAATGGTCTCCCGACTGGGCCTCGGCGCCGCCCTGCGGGCCCGCTGGTATGTCTGAACTTTCGTCCGCACCGGGGAGGCGCAGCCCCTCCGGCAGCGGCGTGAGAGCCTC